AATCTACGTGAAATCGTAGCTGTACTTAAAATTGTTATTGCAGTTCCACCACTCGCACAATCAAATAAGCAGTTACCAAAAGCAATAGTACCTATCGTACCATCGAATGTCATGCCACTAGAATTAAGAAAAGCACTATCTCCCATTACGAAATTAGAGTAGTCCTTGATAGTACCTATTGTAGCACAATTAACAAAGTTTATACCGAACCAATCTAGTGCAGTATTTACTCCGTCTCCGTCTAAATCTAATACTTTATCATGTGTGAATGATACGTTGCGTAATGGTAGTGAGTATTGAGATGTAATCAATGCCGTTGATGAACTTAGTCCTGTAGATTTAAGATAACAATTCTCAGAACTACCACCAATAATACTAGTATTTTGACCACCTACTAATCTATCACCTGTTAAATCTACTGTTGTTGTTATGAAATAAGTAATGCTATTCTCTAAAGTTATCACACCACTAACGGCAGTTGGTAAGTCTGTTTTGCTAGCTACAAAGACTATATTACCAGTTGCAATATTAGAAGATACAGAAGTAGCAAAATCACTATACAATATCTTCTTTGGCACATCACTAGTAGCATCGTCTAAATATAGACTATCCGTACTATCTAGTGTAGTTACATCTTTATATCGTACGAAATATGGAATTTCACTCATAGTTTACCAAGTAGTTCTTTAATCTCATTTAGTACATCATCTTGCATTTCTAATTGCTCCAATCCATCATATTTGCCCTCAATGCTGAATCCGTTAAACTTACCATCTTTAATACCTTGATAAACTTCTTCATTGTAAACTTTCATCTTTACAACCCAAGCACCTACAGGAGCGTTAAGTTTATAGATATTTGATTTATCATTCTTACTGTCCTCAACTATCCATGACTCAATCAATGCAACACCATCCACGTTTTCTGCATGGTCTACAGTAACATTATTTCCGTACAATTTCTTCATGTAAAGCTCCTGAGTCTTAGCAATTGTTTCAGCACTAAACGAAACTGTAAATTCTTTGTCTTTAATACGTCTAAGAATCTTCTTTTCAGGGACCAATGCAAGACCGATTACCTCTCGTTTACTCTCGTCGATTACTTTCATTTCAACTTCCATTTCAGAAAGTAAAATAAAATCTTCTTCAATCGCAGGTCTATCTACAAATGAAATAGCAAACACACCTTGCTCTTTTTCGTCCTTAATTGTAAGCTCTATATTCTGTAACTTTTCCATATTATTATAACTTATAAAGTAGCATTTTGTATTTTTTTCTTGTCTAACATTTGTTGTGTAGTCACATCCGAACCTACAACATAAGCTTTAATCGGTGCTTGATTCAATTGAGCCAATTGCGTTTGGTTTTGTGAGCCAATAATATTAAAGTTAGGAGTGATAACTTGGTTTACTTGACCCCCTCCAGCAGTAGGAGTAGTTGTATTTCCAACAGCACCCCCTGTAAATTCTTGTTTACGAATATTATTTACCATAGCTAAACCAGCAGTAGTAACTAAACCAGCAGCAATACCTTTTAAAATTGGTCCACCTGGTGTATCTTTGAACGCTCCTAATGCTGCCTTGTAAGTATCCATTAAACCACCCGCGATATTTGCTGCTTTCTGAATATCAAACGCACGCTTTTGAGCTTTCTCAGATTTACCAGCAAACGAAACCGCTAAATCCCCTATTACAGTCAAAGATTGTCTAGCTGTATTATATTTTGCATTTGCTAGTGCTATGGCATCTGCTTTCTCTTTCTCTTTTCTAGCTTGTTCTTCTTCGTATGCTTTGTTTTGTAATTCTGTTCTTTTTTCGTATAATTCATTTTCAATAGCTAACGTCTGCTTCCCCCTCTCAAAATAATTAGATAAATCATCTTTACGTAATTCTAGTTCTTCTTCTTTATCTTTTTTTACTACTGCTTTTTTTGATGCGTTTGCTTCCCTTAAGTCTGTTATTTGTTGAGCTTGTAATATTTTTATTTCTTCTCTTAATTGTTTTGCATCTGCTAACTGGTCTTTATTTAATTTAGCTCCACCTTGATAAACTAAGTTGTAATATCTTAATATCTCTTTTTTATTATCAATCTCTAGTTTTGTTAACTCACTATCCTTTGCTCCTTCAGCTTGTTTTAATCTAAGTTTATTTTCATGCAGTTTTTTTAATTCGTTAACATGTTCAGAAGTAGCATCTATACTTTCTTTCTCTAATCTTTTAGTATATTCTAATTGCCTGTTTAGTTCTCGTTGCTTATTTGCTGCATCATCCTGACCTCTTTTTAGTAATTCTAAAGCACCAACTAAAGCACCTACAGCACCAACGACAAGTAATATTGGATTAGCAGCCATTACAGCATTTAGAACTCGCATTGCAACAGCTCCAGCTACTTGGGCAGCAGTAAGTAATTTTTGACCTAGTGCAGTTTGACCTATTACAGCCCCTAATTGTTTGAATGAATCTCTAGCTTCACCTAATCCTTGCAAGCCTTGAGATAATGCCATAGCAGATTGGACTTTCAACAATGTTGCCTGAACAGCCTCTCCTTCAACTCCAACCAATCCTAGCGCACCCTCGAATGCTTGAAATCCGTTAAGCACACCGCCAATGGAATTACTTAGTGCGTTGAATTTAGCATCAGGATTAAACGCGTCAGTAAGTGCTTTAGCGTCTCCAATAGCGTCCTTTAATCTAGCAGCGTTTTTAGCAGCATTAATAGCTTGTTCAGAAGTAGCACCAAACTTTTCAGAAAGTGCATTAACTTCATTCTGCGCTTCTCTTAATTGTGCTTTAAGAGATTGCGCATTGGTCTTTACTTCTAGTTCAATTACTTTCTTTTCTGCCATTGTACTTTGCTTTCAATAATAACTCTCTTTTGCCTTGTTTGTAGTTTGTAACAATCGAATCTGACAGCAAATATTTCCCTTTTGCTATATCTATATTTTCACTCACTCCATAGAAATTATCTACTTTGAGTAATGCTATAATTTGTTCTATCATTCTTGTGTTATATAAAAATCGTAAATACTTGTTGTTCCATCGAAATTATTATTCGTTGCGTAAATTGGAATTAAGTTATCCTGACCCTCTTCATTCGATATTCCCCATCCATCGTCTGTAATGAATGTATCCGTTCCTGACTCTAGGGCTATCGGTGTAGGAGTATTTGTATTTGTAGGGATAGTAATATCTACAGTGCCACTCTCAGTTATTGTAGATGGAGAAAAAGAAACCCCAGCAATAGGACTTGTTAAATCAACAGAACTAGCCCCATTAGGGAAATCCAAAGGTAGTTCAATTGTACTTGCTGAACTAGGTGCCACAAGCGAATTAAGGGTAGGATTATTCACCATAGACCTGAAATCATTTAGTAACGATAAACTTACTTCGCCACTAGTAATATCCGTTTTTAATTCGTTAATAATATATCTTTTATCTCTAATTACAAGTCTATCATTTAGCTTTAATTTAGTTATTAATGATAAAGGGAAGTGTGCTTTAACTCTAACCAATCTGCACTTAGGATTGAATACATTTTGCAAATAGCTATTGTAATATAAAGAATATAAATTATTTTCCAAAGGTAGATTAGGTGTTTTAACATCGTTTTCAGGGTGCCATGTTAATGAATATTTAACCCCAGCTATATCTAAAACATTACTAAATATATTAAAGTCAGTATATGAAGTTGATGTTGAGCCGTTGTTTAAATATAACGTATCGTTTATTCTACCATTATAATAAAGCAAAATAGGCTTAGGGATATATGGTTTATAATCAGGAGCTTTAGTTAAGCAAAAACCAACTTGAAAATCATCTGCATTTAAATTATCCATCAACAAGCTTTCAAATGGAACATCTATAGTTAAATCAGTCCCTTCATTTGATAAAGTAATAGACGTGTCAGAATATTCTCTATCTACAATATTAGTATCGTAATATCTACGATTCATAAATGATTCTGACTTTTGATATTTAAAAGACAATTTTTTATACACACTAGGTCTTTCAACTTCAATTGAATCTGTATCTGTATACTCTGTAATATCATAAATAGCGCCTTTATTATACCATAAATCTAAAGGTTCAATAGTAAATACATTTGTATCAGTTGCATAACATGTAGCATTAAACATCTTAAGAATACCACTAAAGAAATCTGCAACTGTAATATCAGGAATTTTTGATGCTATATCCAAAGATGCTGTTGTAGTAATAGTATTAAATGTAACGCTTTGTTTAAAATTGTTGTAATTAGGATATTGTATTACAGCTCCTAAACTCATTGATAAAGGAGTTGAAGACCTTACTATAATATAGAATGCACTGCCATTATCACTAGCCCAAAATGTATACAAAAGTATATTAGATGATGCTCCAGTTTTTGAATATGTTTTTATTACTTTACCATCTTTATATAAATCTATATAATATTCAATACTTGGACTTGATAAGTTACTTACAGATATTAATAGTTTAGCAGCTTGCACACCAATAACGCCATTACCTATTGGCTCAAGATTTTGACATGTTATAAGCCCTGTAGATAAATTATAGTTAAATCCATTTTTAGCTGGATATGAAGCCAAAGATGTGCTAAATCCTGGGACTTGTGGTGTACCACTAGGGGATGTAATATCCGCGAAATCACCACTAGTTAAAGCTGTATAAGTCTCTTCGTTTTTTAAAAATAAATATATCTTATCCCATTTCTCATTTGTTGATGTAAAAAAACTAGAATTAAACGTTAAACCGAATTTGCTTTGGATTAAATTAAATAATATAGATACTTTTATAGCTGGAAATAACTCATTAAAAACTACAGCCCCAGCACTTGTTTTTATATCAGTACTAGTTCCATCGTTGTAAGTCCAATATCTTTTCGATCCAATTAAAGGATACATAATATTTTGCTGTGTACTACTAGTTACTTTACTTATTACTTCAGATGCAGAGTAACTTGTATTATATGGAATTAAATCTAAATCTGACAATTTGCTATTCCCAAACTGGTCTTTAAGACTTACTAAATCACCGTAGAAAGTAATAGTATAATTGTCAGGTCTTCCATCCTTTATCTCAGACTTTTCAACCATTATCGTACCCGTTCTAAATGGTGTTAGTCCAACTTCTATTTTAGCTCTAATTCTAAAGTTAAAATTCCATTGATACACTCCATTAGTAGTTGCTATATCTACATCCGATTGGTAAAAATGGTGCAGTATTGCATTATTAATAGGGCTTGCTGGTATTGTAAACGACTGTGTAAAGTCAGTATACACTTTAGAAATGTCTTGTATATTTTGGATACTACTTGTAAGCTCAATTTTCTCATCATTAAACAACTCTAATTTAGAATAGTTACCACTTCCGCTGATACTTTCTACATATACATCTACAATTCTCTTCATTATATCACGTTGTTAATTGTGTTATACGCAAACTCAAACTCTAAACTGTAATTAATCATGTGATTATTTATGTTTTTCATCAACTCTAATGACTTTGTTTTACATATTGCAGGCTTATTATCAACCAATACGCGTTCACTCATTAGAAGTTGTTTAATGTTAGAGCTAAAATCTTCATTAACATAGCCACTATTTACAGATATTGTCTCTCTAGCATTAGCATTAAACGTCCTTTTTTGTCCTTGTAATATATCGTAACTACTAGCTGAACTTTGCATCACATTATAATCACTCGATTCAATAGATAATGTGTTCTTAGATGCTTTAAAAAAGAACTCTTTTTGCCACGCACCATACTTATTAATAAAGTCAATCGTTACTGGCGTGTACTTAGGCTCGCAAACAGGTGTAAATGTCCACTCAGCTAGCTTAGTATAAGAACTAGATAGTATCTGCAAAGTGTTTTTAGTGCCTGAAATTCTTGAAACAGCATGCCATTTACTAGATGGTACAGTATAGTAAGCTGAGTCTAATGTTGTAACTACTTTATTTGTCGTTGGAGAAACACCATCTGTTTCTGCAATATTTGCGCCAAAGTCAGGTGTTATTGTTGTTGTATTCGTACCTGAATTGTAAGTACAAGTCAAAACAGTACCCACCCAAACATCAGGATTTCCTAAAGCATTTGTATATGTAAAAGATAAGTATTCACCAGGTAGCAATATATATCTTCCTGTTTTAGTTAATGTCGTTACTTCAAAAGATACGTTTACATTTAACGTAACACCTGTAATAGTTGTCGTTGTGCTTTCGTCTACGTATCTAACAAACTCGTTAGTGTTTAAGTAAGCAGCAACCTCACCAGCAGACAAAGCATCTTCATTATAGGAATACTCTTTTTGCTCTAGTAAGAATCTACCATAGTCATAATTACTTCCTGACTCGTAGAATGAATATCCATCGAATGCATATGCTTCAAAAGTATGTACTATTGTAAAAGCACTTATTAAACTATATGTTGTACCTACTAATTTATATTTAACAACTTTAACATTACACCATTGAGTTGGTGCAAGACTTGTAAATGTACCTGCTTCTGTATCTTGTGGTGCAGAATGAGACAAGTATTCTCTAACATAAGGAGAAATGTCGTATTCAGTTAATGTGTTAGTGTCTGACGGAATTAATTTAGATAGTGTGTATTGTGGTGTAGTAGGAGCTGAACCTGTGCCATTCCAAAGAAATATCTCTATCTTTGTCCCAATCTGTCCTGCTACATTTATCGCTACAATATAAGGACTTCTTACAAATATGTTTGCCATTTATTTAGGTTGTTGAATTGTATACTTAAATAACTCCTCAACGTCCAATCCGTATTTAACGATTAACTCTTGTGGCAATTTCTCGAAGTATTTTTGGAATGGTTTTGTAAAGAATAGTGACGGTTTAGTTCCCTTAGAATATATAGACCTAGTAATTAAGAATGCTGTAGATTCGTATGACATAAACTTACCACTCTTCTTATCTCTAAACTGAAACCTCCTAGCCTTAACCCATCGTTGTATTCCATGAGTCAATCCACCTTTCTTACCTTTACCACTTCCAAACTTAAATGGTGAGTCAGGAGCTTTTGCACTTGAATTCTTACCACGTACACCCTTATCTAAATACTGCCCATGTTCATCCATTTCAAAGTTAAGATAGAATGAATTAGGCATTGCTTTTGCTTCACCTTTAATAGAGTTGTACAGTGATTTAGATACGTTCCTACCTTGCTTAGTTAAGTTCGACCTAGATTGCTGTATTACATAGTTCTTAAACTTATCTAACTCTTCCTGTACGTTTAACATATATCCATTGTATTTGCCATTGTAATATCAAAAGTAACTGTACACCCAGCAACATCATCCGTAAATCTTTCAGTAAATAATTCAAATGTAGCAGTCTCGGCTTCTATCGAGTATTCATGACTAAATTGCCCACGTCTAAACTCTTCAAATAATCTTTGGCAAATCAAAATGCTTTGATGGTGTACATCATCTTCATTATTATTACCATAATATAAATCTTCTAGATTATCCTTTGTGTAATCAATTAAATCCATTATAAGTACCGATACAGTAAATTTAATAGTGTTTGACTCAAATACGCCACTATCCACCATAACGTGAGCTAATGGATACATATCTTTTTTAGCATTGGTAATCTTATCTAAACTTCCCTTAGTGACTTGGTTAATTAATGCATCACTAATTAAAGATGAATAAAGTCTTGATGTTAAATCATAGTAGCCTTTCATGTTGTCGTTTTAATTGTCTATTTTCTATGTCAGTCTTTTGCTTTTCAAACGTTAGCATTGTTAAGCACTCAAAAAGTCCCGACTCTGTAACTCGTTCAAACTTTGTAATGTCTCCTTTAGCGAGTTGATATATTGATTGATACCATCCCCATTGTTTTCCAAATTGAGTTGTTTCGCTAAAATCGTTTTGCTCTTCTTCGTCATCTGTTTCTCTAAATAGGACAGGGTAGCCGTCAATAGCTCGTTTCCTAAACTCCAAAAAAAAACCGACGCTGGTAATACAACATCAAGTGGTGCATACTTCATTAAGTCAGCATAGTTCGCTGTACCGTTATATTTCTCGATGGTATACTTATCCCCTTTCTCTTCTACGATAGGTCGATACATAACAGCCATTGCCTTGTGGAATGATTGCACATCAATAATGTTTGACTCTAAATCTATATACTCACCAAAAGAGATATCTTCTAGTTCATTAATGAATCCAAACTTTACACCTTGTATCTCAAATGTCTTCTTTAGCTCTAGTTTTTTATCAAATAAACCTTTGAAATGAGTAACCAAATCTATAACATCTGATAACTTAATATCTACAACGCTCTTCAATTCTATACCACAAAAGATCTCTATCATTTTCTGAGATATAAACAAGTCTGAGTTGTCCTTATTCGATGCAACTACCATGTATTTTTGGTAGTGCATCAAAGGTATCTCGCTTAACGATGTTGGTATTACTAATTCTAACTTCATTTAATATTCTTTCTAATAGCTTTCCAATACTCTAAACTTCCTTGAAACTTCATTATCTCGTTGTCGATAGCTCCGTACATTTCTAACTTCCAATTCAATCCATGCTCAGCTTTAAACTTCTCGATTAAGTCTAAGGTTACATCTTTAATAATTTGTTTCTTGTTCGGTACTTGGAACGATACTTCTTTAACTTCACTCATCTTATTTTGTATTTAGTAAATTGAATACTTTCCTTTATTTGGATTAGCTAACTGATAACTAATCGCATATCTCATTGCATCTAAGCAGTGATTCCATTTATCTATTGGTGTCTCACTCTTCTTTTCAAGCCAGCAATAGTTGTTTAATTCCTTTATCAAATTTACGGAATTTTCTTCAATAATCAAGTCATAATCTTGAATTAAACTTATCCCATATTTAACTGAATCTGCTCCCTTAATTGTTGCTACTATATTTAAACCTCTTGCTTTTAGTTCTGCTATCAATCTAGGTTCTGAATTATCTCCTACAATTAAATCTCTTCCCGCAAATTGTTGGTTTAATTGCGCAAGTTCAGACGTTGTTAAACCTTGCTTGTGTATGTGTTCTTTAATGTATATCTTTTTGTTAGCTCTATCAATTGACGTTTCAATTAATGTACTTGGATCATTACTAAAACCGTAATCTTGACCGAACACTGAACCATTTTCTTTGTTGAACTCTCCTATCCTCCAATTAGTAAATATAACACCCTCTGCTTTGTCTAACCACCCTCCAAGTATTGTGTGCTTATACTTGTCAGGTCTTCTTTCTTTTATCGTTTCTATTTGGTTTAAGAACGATTCAGATAAGTTCTCTACGTTATCTAAGTAAGTAGTGTGAATGTATGTTGTATCTCCTTTGATTGTATTACTACCCGCTTCAACACCTTTCGCTTCAAAGAACTTCTTGTAAATAAAATGCTCTTTTGTACTTGGATTAAGTATAAGTATTACCCTATTCTGTTTGTCTTTAGAACGTATCGAATAATCTATCTTATCAAATGTATCTTCATCTGTAAGCTCTTCTGCTTCGTCTAGTATCCATGTAGTAACACCAGCTAATGATTTAAGGTTTGCAGTTTGAGTTCCTGAGCTTGTCTTTATACCTTTAAATAATATCTTACTTCCTGTCCTTAAGTTTATAATCTCGTCCTTTGTTATATGAAAATCGGAGTGCTTATCTAATACATCAATCTTATCAATAAATTCAGGAATAATAGAAACGTGAGCAGAAGTAAGTGTATATCTCGTAAATAGAATGGTATGCCCACTTTCATATGTAAGTAGTAGAAGTAGCAAGTTAATACTGTAAGACTTCCCACTCCCACGACCACCAGTAATAATAAAATATCTGCTATCACTTCCAAATGGTTTATATTTAGGATTCAGTGTTACCAAAGTTTATCAAATCTTTTAGTGTTGTTGTATTAATTGTAACATCTGACTCTACTCTTTCTTTTGGTTTACCACAACCATACTCAATTAGTATCTTAGCACTAGCAATCCTATCAACAGGACGTTTTGTCTCGTCAATCATTATTTCTGCAATCACTCTGAAAGCATCTTCTACATGTGGAGCAGCTAGGTTAAATCCTTTAATCTCTGTTGCTAAAGATTTACGACCAGCTCCCTCTCTTTTACCTCCTGTACCCGCCATTGATTTCTATTGATTAGTCAATTCAGGCAAACTACAAAAAAGAAGCTACCTAAATGTATTACTTGTATTATATCGTTATTAATATGCGTCATATATTTTCTTTAAGTCTTGGTATTGGTCTCTCAAACAAGAAGCACAAGAAGTATATTCTAATCTCCCTGTTTGGAATACTCTATTATGTGTCCTTTGCATTAACATAGAATCTACTAATGATGTTTCTGCTTTCTTTAAACCTCCTTGGTTAAGCCAAAGATACTCATCTTCATTAAGGCAAAGTGGTTTCTTTCTATAGGACCAAAGTTCGTTAAGTTTTGCTTTACGTTCATCACATTTGCAATCTTCTCCTAATATAAACTTTGCTACCTTATCTATTCCTGTTGCTTGGAGTACGTTCTCAATTGTATCTCCTAGTCCTGTTGCTTTTCTTTTAGCCATTCGTAATCTTCATTTAAATAATCTTCATAGTCTTCATTAAGTAAACTCTGCAAGTGTGTTTTTGTTCTATTGATGGTGTAGAATATACAAGAAAGACTTATCCCTGTCTCTTTTGATAGTTGACGCATTGACTTACCACTTGTCACGTATAGCTCGAATAACATCTTATCAAACCAATCAACATTATTAAGTTCGTCTCTAACACGTTTATTTAACTCTCCGAATGCAATTATACTTTCAGTCTCGGGAAGCGCGTCAGAAACGGTCTTATCTAGTTCAAACGTGGTTGGCTCTTTCTTTAGGAAGTCAAAGTAAATATTACGTAATGTTATCCATACGAATGACGTTGATATCTTTTGCTCAGGCTTGATGTATTTATCTAATCTAAGATACATTTCCTGTACAATGTCTTCAGCTTCTGTTTTACAGCCAAAAGACTGAACAATACGTGTCCAGTCTTTATGCTTTTTAGCTATCTCTGCTATTTGAGGATTCATTTCGTTATTTTCCAAGATGATAGATTATTAAACTTCCTTCCATCTGCAGTGGTGAATACTCTTGAATTGTATTCAACTGTCACCTCGTCCTCAATCATATTGAATTTAAAAAAGTTCTCTACCTTTTCATTTCCGTATATGTCTAATACTAATGAGTTAGGATATTGTCCTTCTAATTCTGTAACTTCAAAAGATACTCTGTTTTCTTTTCCTGTGTTTTGAATCTCACCGATCCAACTAATTTTTCCTTTGATTTCCATATTTAATTTTTTAATTGCTTAAAGATAATAATTTATTTTGATATGCAATGTATGCATCGTATTCTTTTTTAAAATATCCTAAACAAATATCTTTTCCGTTTATCATTATTCTTGACCTCCAATTGCCTGTGCGTTTATTCCAGCTCACACCTTTGTATTTACTTGAATATTTGCCTTGAGTTTTATAAGAGTTAAATCTATTTGTAACTATTTGTAGATTATCTAATTTATTATTTGTTTTATTAGAGTCGATATGATCTACAACCAAATCATGACCGCATGGAGTATGATTTAAGAAAGTCATTGCTATCAATTGATGAACTCTTTGTGGCTTTCTTTTTTTATTTTTAGTTAAAGAAACTTGAAGGTATCCTTTATTTTCATGCGACTTTAATATAACTTCATTTGCATATATTATACTCTTTATTCTACCCATATTACTAACTTGATACAATCCTTCGTATCCAACTATATCTTTAAATATTTCCATGTTTAAATATAAGTATTATTTATTTAACTGCGATGCAATTTCTTTTAATTTTTCAATATAAAGTGTTGCGTCCATTAATTCTTCCTGAAGATGCTGAAGAAAGTTATCCGTATTGTTTGCATCTAGTGTTGTTCCATACTTCGCTATTCCTATTTCTGACCTCGTTTTGTATGCTTCAATTACCTTTGCTACTATAGCGTCTTGTGGCGTGAAGTAGTCCTTGCTTAATTCGTACAGTTGGTCTCGCATTACTTTGTTTTCTGTTTCTACTCTTTTAAATTCCTGAAACATTGCCGTGTTTATTTGTTGCTCAAATTCATACGCTTGCTTTAATTCTTTCTTTGTCATATTTTCTTTATTTTAATATTAATTACTCCTTTATCTAACTCGGCTATCTTACTGAATGCTTTCTTTGACAAATCTAGTGTTATTTTCTTAAAACTACCTGTATCTGTAACTTTAACTATCACACTCTTTCCGTTATCTAGGTTAGTTACTTTTAGTCTAGTACCTAACTTATGTGTATTACTTGCACAAGTCAGTCTATTCATATCATAGATTGCTCCTGAACGCATAACTTTACCGTGGAATGTATCACTATAGTAAGTAGCTTTAAAACTCGTTAGAACGCACCAAACACACATTACGATTATTATTTTCATTTGATTCTAATTTTGTCTATTACTTTACGAATGTTCTTTGTGATGTAGATATATTGGTCTGACTCTTGTACGTTAATCTCACTTGTCAACGGCTCTACATTTGATTCTAGATACTTAATAAAGTTGTCTATCACATCGTAGTTATTCTCTCTAAAGATGTTGCCCTCTGGCATATCTTCTAACTTCTCTAAAGCTACTTGCATTAAGCATAATACTTGAAACGTATTATTTATTTGTTTATTCATATCTTTTTAAAATTTTCTTCAAAGCATTCTACACTCATTACTATATCTAGTCCTTTATTTGGACGCACTCGGATGAATCCATTGCCACGTAGTAATAACGTGACAATGGTGTTATCTCTCTTATCTAAGTATATTTTTGATTCTTGCATCGTAATCATTTAAAAAAGTTCTTGCATTAATTACCTTCTCTTGCATTGCTTCAATCATTTCTTTATCGTATTCCAAATCAAACGCAAAGAATCGTTGCTCAATTGGAAGGTGTGAGTAGAAGATATCCTCACCATAATTAGCTTCAGCTGGTGTATCTAACATTACATACACTAACTTTGCTTTCTTTAATCCTAACAAATGCATATACACTTGTAATTGTGCTTCGTAGTCTTTATTAATTGGTGACGTTACAGCGTCTAAAAATGTAGTGTAATCCCATGAGCATTTAGTGTCGATTACAAACTCATCCGTGTAAACGTCAGGTGTGCCTTGAAAGTATTCATCGTTGAAGTGCACCATGTTCTTTTCTAAGATGCCTAATCCTAATCTTTCTGCTGTAATATCAATTGCATCTGCCTCACACATATTCCCCTTATCGAAATACTTGGATCTAATTTCCTCACGTACCCCCGACTTTTGCTCTGCATACCACTTCTTTAAGTGTGTAGTCATTGACGCACCTAACTTTAAATCGTCTTTGCCGTTTGTTAAAAGCAAGCCTGACTGACTTGCTCTATGTCTATATATTTTATTTTCCATTTTCTAACAATTTTTGTACCGCTTCAGATACGTTATACTTCGTTTTAACTTGTTCAATTGTATAGTTACCACCTTGTAATGCTTTCTTAACTGCATCGAAGTTCGGTGTGTTAGGTTGTAACTCAGGAAGTACTTTAAATCCTTTAACTCTAATTCCACCAACTACTTTACCCATCATTCTTATTGTCTCGTCATGGTATAGCTCGATCTTGTAACCAATCCAATTACCAATGTTACGGCTATCCGTTAAAGATAATCCTTTTTCTAACACCAAGTTCTGACTTATCTGCTTTCTATTGGAAGAATTAACTACCATATCCATTACATCTTCTTCGAATTCTAGGAAGTAACCATTCGTTTTGTTACCACTTACATCTACACCTTTTGAGTAGTATGCATCTTTGATTGTAAGTACGCACTTACCTTTCTCTGCTGTGATTATTGCGATGTCAACACCAGCTAAATGCGTATGCTTTCTGTGTTTCATGCAATCAATGTTATGCTCTTTCATTGTTCTTTAGTATTATTTCTATTAATTCTTGTTCGCTGAATTCCCACATTAAGTACTGCAATAAATCCATTGCTAGTGATACTTGTTGTGGTTTCGTGTTGACTTCTTCACCTAAGATGTAACCAAGTCTTTTAATTTGCTTTAGGTTAGTCTCGTGCTTATCCGTTAAGTTTGCTACTATTTTCATAATTTAATTAATTTTAATACGCTTAACTTCTCTTGTATCATTGTAGTTAAGCTAGGGTATTTATCTAATGCATTCGTATACATTAACTCTAATGACTTTATAGTCTCTACTAGCTCGTCATACTTCTTAGCTTTTGCTTCGATACTTTCTTTTACTAATTCACATTCTCCTGTTGCGTAATTAGTTTTAAACTTTGCTTTTAAATAAGGACTTGGGTAACTCATAATTCAAATATTAAATTGTTTCTATATGACAAATATAACTATTTTATTATAATAATATCACAATTCAGTAATAATTTTTTGAAATTCTTTTAAGTCTCGAATAAGAAAGTATTTAAAACCTTGCTTAATCAATTCACTTTCAACGTATTCTTGTAGTTTTGATTGCTTTCCAATAGCTGTTTTAAATTCAACAAAAAATGTTTTACCGTCTTTAAAAAAGCTCGCGTCAGGAAAACCATTCACATTACATCGAATAACTTTTAGAACAAACCACCCATTCTTTTTAGCATACGTAATGCAACTTGCTTGAATTTTACTTTCCGAAGTCATTTTTAAATACGTTTAGTGTGTAGTTCTTTTTATTCATTACAGCTTTGTATATCTTATCTTCTATTCCATTCTTTGCAAAAAACCAATATACGTTATTTTCTAGTCTATCCATTGTAGTTAACCTGTCGCGACTTTGCCAATATGATACGGCACTAAAATCTATATTGTAGTAAACCAATGAAGATGCACGACTAAGGTTGACTCCTTCGCGACCAGATACGATTTGATACGCAATTGACTTAGTTGTTGTGTTGAATTCTTCTAGGTCGGTAGTTAATGTATCTCCAAATATGAATTCTAAGGCATCTAATTCAGCTTTAAACTTGTAGAATATTGCAATCTGTCTAGCTTTAAACATTGTATAGATACGGATAGCTTTTGAATAATCTAAAACAGCAGTATTTCCTGACTCGAATTTTATAGTTCCTGAGTATAACTGGTGCAGTTTAGACATTAATTTAACCGATGTATCTCCGAGTATTACTTCTTTCTTACCTTGTACGATTAAATCTTTCTCTAATCGCTTAATTAATGCGTATGTTGACTCTTTCATGTCAACGTATATTATCTTCTCGTTGATAGTAGAACTAAATCCAGCTTCTTTTTGTGTGTACGTTATCATATATGGTTTAATTACTTGTTCAATTAATTCTTTTTTACCTCCTGAATAGTCTTTAATCATGCCATATCCTAGATGTTTTACTTTAATATCTACGAATACACTAGCCCACTTGTAAAATGTTGGGTATTGATGGAATGGTGAGAATCTACTAATCCAAAACTGGTGATATATTTGGCTGTAGTTCTCTGGATGCGGTGTACCACTTAGGAATATCAAAGGTAAATGTGAGTATCGTTGTTTAAATTCTTTTGCACCTTTACTTGGCTTAGGAAAACTTCCATATTTATGATTCTCGTCGCTTATAACAACATCAAACGTTCCATTAACCTTATGTATTGATTCTGTATTAATAACTACTAAATCAAAAGAAAACGGCATACTAGCATAATCCGATTCAATAGAACTCATTGCTTTCTTTTTAGTCACAAATAGAACCGATTTAGCACCAAATAACTCACATGTATTTAATGCAGTTAAAGTCTTACCCAAACGAACCTCCATAGCAAGGTACACTATCTTCTTATCTTTTAATATCTCAACTGCTTTCTTTGATAGGTCTAGTTGATACGAACGTAATTTTTTCATAATTTCGATAGCCATTGTTTATAAATCTGTTCTGCTATTTTACCAGTCATTAAAGGAGGTACTGACATACCAATAAGATATTGAGGATTTGAATGGCTTAAATGATTGTAATCTGTTGGATAGCTGCCTATTAAATGAACTGTTTTTTTATCTATTAAAGTGTTTTCGTCTAACCAATATCTATTAATATCTGTTGCGATTGTATTACTTGCTCTATTTAAGTCTAACATTACATCGCCAAATCTATCTTCGCTATAATTTTGAGTGTCTTTTTTAGGTATACCTTTTGCAAATTCTTTTATTGGTATTTCTTTCTCATTAAAGTTTAATTCAATCTTTGGCAATTCTGTAAACATATCAACATACTTTATAAAAGGACCAGATAAATCTTTACGTAAAGCAATAAAAAATACTCTTTCTCTACGTTGTGGTACTCCCATTTTTGAAGCATTTAATAGAAAGTGTTGACAAGTATAACCAGCTGCATCAAATGCTTTGTAAATTTCAATTACATACTTTTTAGCTTCACCTAATAATAAGCCTTTTACATTTTCAGCTACTACAACTTTTGGTTGTAACTCTTTTGCAAGGTCTATGAAGTCAAAAAACAAAGTATCTAAAACTTGTAATTCTTGTCCCTCTCTAAACTTTTTTTCTTTACCCCAATCCTTTTCACGATTGCCAGCCATTGAAAAACTACTACAAGGTGGTGAACCGTCTAAAATGTCTAATTCGTATAGTTCTTTAGGTAAGTCTTTACGTTTAGCAAAAGTTGTAATCGATTCCAAAAACGAATATTTTGGATTATGATTTTCTTTGTAAACTTCTACCATTTTAGGATCTATATCATTGTGTCCTATTACATCAAAACCAGCTAGTTTATATCCCATAGTAGAACCACCACCGCAAGCAAAACAGCTAAATACTTTTCCTTTATCTTTTGTGAAGTTAGCTTCACTTAATTTCCAATTATAATTCATACTTCTTAATTAATAATTTAACGTGTCTTTTAATGTGTTCTAAGTCTTTTAGTACATAGTTTAGTTTGCCTATTGTTTCCAATCTTTCAGGAAACTTGTATATTACTTCATTCATAGAATTAGTTACCTTTTCAATTTCAGCATCTATTATTATATTACTTAGCTTTCCATCCATTCTTTTGCTTCTATTTTAGTGTCGTACATAATTATATCTGCTCTAACTATGTTTAATCTGCTTATAGATTCTTCTAGGCTATAAAATAAATCATATCTATTAGGATATTTTTCTTTTATCCATTCCATAGAATCTTTGTATTTAGATATGATACTATCAATCTTCTTTATTGCTATTATACTATCTATCGTCATAATCCTTGTAGTTCGTTTGAATCCCAAATATCCTTTTGCTCTTCATTGTTATAACTTTTAGTAGCTTCAAACATAATCTTTGTAATACCCCCAGCTGTTGTTGTATGATATTTAACTCCGTAGTGTTTAGCATACGACTTTAAACCAATAGTTAAACTGTTTTGTTTATACCATTTCTTTAACTCAGGATAGGAATTTAAGAAGTTATCGTAAATAGTCTTTACGTTTACCCATTCGTTATTTGGTATTGACGGAATAAATGTGTGTAGTTCACTACTAATTTTATCAATTAGCTTTCTAATCTCTAAATTCTTTGTATTGCTGCGAACTAATCCATTATTTAAATATTTACGTAAACATTCCATCATGTAATTATCAAACCTTGCCCATTCTTGTTTGGCCCAATCATTAAAAAGTTTATTACCAAAAAACATTTCTGGAGTATAATCTGCATTAAAGAACGTTGACATTTCAACTTCAAATTTCCTAGCTTCATGACTTCCACCATCACCTTTAATAGTATAATTAGTTGTTATTATAATCTTTGGACTTTCTTCAACACTTAATCGAATCGCATCTTTACCTTTATACTCTATACAAATACCCTCTGTAATTACACTAAATAAAGATTCAAAACTAAAGTTACGCTCAACGTCATCAAAGACTAATATTTGGCAATCAGTAGAAACGTTTTGATAAGGGAATGACTTGTTAAAAGTAAAAGTTTTACCATCCAATGATTGAACATTTTTAATCTGTTTTAAAGCGTTCCAAATCAACCCTTTGCCACTTCGTCCATTTGGATTGTCGCTTATCATTTCATCGTTAAATATGATAGCTCTATTATTACTATTAGTTTTATATGAATGAAGTAAGTAACCTAATACAGATTGTAAAGTATTATATCTCTCAACATCTTCTCCGCTTACTTTCCAAACAAAAGTTCTAAATTGTGATTGGTGGTGATCCGCTTCAATAAAATCTCTATTGATTACTTGTTTCTTCCAAATAGAAATATTTACATCTTTATAATCTATAATTTTACGTTCGTCTTTAGTGATATTTACAATGCAATTATTATAAAAAAAGTATGCGTTATCTCTATCGTCTTTCATTACTTCAATCTCTTTAGTAGAAATCATAGAAAGAAAGTCACGCTTAAAGTATTTAAGGTTTCCAGACATCAAGTTATAAACTCCTATACCTAAATCATTTTGTTCAATGTGAGTTAGTATAAAGTCTTTTAGATCTGTTTCGTCTTTAATCTCTAAAAATATACCATTCTTTTTTATGATGTTAAACGTACTATTTGCATTTGGTTTATTCTTAAAGTAATCGTATTTCTCTAAGAACTTCTTAAAAAGATAGTTATTAAGGTCTATCTTACCATTCTGATTAACCGACCAGAACGGCATTAAATTGCTGTCATTCATATTACTTTTAAATTATCTACTCTATTATTAAATGGGTCTTTATCCAATCTAGTTACTTTCTTAAATGATTCACTAATGAACTTCCTAGCAACTTCGGACGCCAAAAATACATCTTTTTTTCTACTATTGTTCTCTAGTGTCAAAGTTACTTTTGTTTTATATTGATTGCATTTAATCGGCTTTAAGTTACGATTAGTATTTCTATTCATAACATTTCCAAAGTTACTAATGTAATAATGTTCTTCTAAATGCTTCCACTCTTCTACCATTACTTAGTATTTACGACACAATTAATATTGTTTTTTAATGTAGTACTTTCTTTTGCACTTAAATTATATTCATTTACACTACATTTAATTACAATCACTTCTTTATTCATTAAAGCATCTAAAACTTCTTGGTCTAATATGAATCCAAATGAATTAGTATAACCAGTCGATGCTGAATAGTCTGCCATGGATAGTCTTCTATTTACAAATTTGATTACTGAATTGTCAGATAATTTAAAGTATATAATATTCCCTTTATCTATTGATAGTATTATACTACTTTCTAATTGTAACCATAATGCAATGCCAAATGGTCTTTTAGATACTGTATAAGTTCCACCATTGAAATCTACAAAGTCAGTTTCGATTGTTCTTTCACCAGTATAAGAATCTACTTCTACTTTTACACTCTTACATTCTTGAGCAAATGTTAAACCTAATGTTAAAACTGCTGCTACTGTTAAAATAATTTTTTTCATAATAATTTGTTTAAATAAAAAAGCCCCATCGAAGTGTAAAGGTCTCAAGTTTACAAATCGATAGGGCGAATATCTTAAGTGTTACAATGTTTGAGACCTAACACTTTGCTAAATTACTACATTATTTTATATCTGCAATACTTTTATTAAAAATTATTGTTATTTATATTGATTCTAAATAAAATGTTGAATTTTGTGAAAAACGTAAAAAGGTTAAAACTTTGCTTAAAAATGTAGAAACTTTGATGTTTTGTAAGTTGTTAAATATCAATAATTTAAAGGAAACTTGTTTTCAGTTAGTTTGTTGATTTATAATGGTTTACGTATAAAGTTAAAACTTTTTTCACTTTTTTTTTTATTTATTGTTTTAGTGTAATATAGCAAAACACTTTTAACCTTTTATTACTTTCTATGAGTATCAATAAGTTAAGCTATTTTCAAGTTTTTCAAGTTTCCTTTAAAATTATATAAATCAATACGTTACAAAACACCTAAATTTTATACAAGTTTATACATTTTCTACTTTTCTACTCCATCAACAATCCATTATCGTGCATTATCTCTCTAATTTTATTGCGTACTTGTTCTGCTATTTCAATTTCGCTACCTATTTCAGAGTATTTATAGATGCTTCGATAGTATTGGTCTAGTTCGTCAATTACAAACGCGTATTTCCATCCGTATAGTGCGCATTTTAAATCTTCGCTGTCTTCTATTGAGTCGAATTCTAGTGTTACTTTTGCCATAATTAAATTTTTATTTTAAGGGTATAGGCTTAAAAAAGTGTAGTAATTCTGCAAACTTGTCCATGTGTTTTATGGAATATAAACCCCTCTATTGCCAATGGTGAATGTTGATATCCACTTTTGTGATGCCATGAATCTGCTGGACTAGGTGAACGTAATGATTCAATCTGAACTGACATTACGTCTTTACTTGTTTTGTGGTGTACGTGGTGAGTGAACCAGTATCTATGCTTACAATCGTGCCAATGTTGACTAGCTTCGTGGCACATTAGTAAAGGTAAATCTGTTTGTTTTGCTCCATCTCCATGTGTTGTACCTATTAAGTTCTTGCCGTATACCGAATACTTACGATGTGCTGGTGAACGATTGAATGTTATGTTTGGGTGTTCGTTGTACCATGAATAGATAGAATCCATTAGGAAGAACCCTGACATTTCATCGTGATTAGATACATTATAGACTACTTCTAAATCTGCAATACATACTAACGTACTAATAATGTCGATATAAAGCTGTTTAGCCATTAAGAACGCGTCGAACCACTTTAAATGTGTGTCTTGTTGCGTACCCTTTGTTGTTTGATTTCGCGCGTTATCCGTGTTTAAAACATCGTTACCCACAATAAGTATTATCTTATCTATATTAAATCCGTAAGACTTGTTTATAATCGACGATACGCCATCCTTAACACGTTGCACTGCCATTTGTGAATTGTAT